TAAACCCAAATTAGAGGCAGCTACATTTATATTTTCTCAAGAAGCTAATTGTATGGATGGGGGAGATATGGAAGAGTTAGCCATACATTGTAAATCAGACTTGGGAATAGATGATAGCGGAGGATGTTTTTATGTATTAGAAACAAAGGGTTGGTCTATTGATTCTCCGGATGATTTAAATGAGATTTTTGAAAGAATAAACAAAACATTAATAAATCAAATAAAATAAATAAAATGAAAGAAAAACAAATCAGAAAAGTAACCTTATCCTCAGAAGGATTGAAAGGTTTAATCATTGAAGGAACGCTAGAGACGGTAAAAGAGAATCGTATCGCGATTAACGGATTTAAGGATACGGTTAAGCACCCTATTCACTTAGATTTAGAAGAGAAGATTAGAGACTTGAGATTACATGCTCTAACCATTGCCGGGTTAATTACAGACAATACTCCTAAGAGTGAGAAGTCTAGTTTAATCAGCAGTTGTAATGTACTATCTTTTGAGGTAGGAGAAGATTACTTCGTATTAAAGGTAGAGAGTAGAGTATTCGATACTAAGTACATTAAATTCTCTACGCCTAGAGTAGATAGTTCGGATGGATACGAGTATTTTGAGATTGTAAACCAGTTATTAAGAGATATTTTAATTGAGGTTCACGCTTACATGAAAGGATTGAAGAAAATTACGGATGAGGAGATTACTGTTCGTTATATCCAACAAGGAAAGTCTAATATTGACTTAGATGCGTTTAAGGAGATGAGTAACGAAGATAAGCGCGACTATATGACGGCTGTATTGGAGAAATTAGGCTGTATTGTAATAACTAATGAAGACATGGATGTAAGTACTATTGATATTACAGAAGAATTGTTAGAATTAGACATTGCAGAACCAATTAAATTAAAAGCTTAATGGCTGTTCATACATTATTTCCAAATAAAGTCTACTTAGATCCTGTTGCTCACAAGTATTTCGATGCCGATGGTTTAGAGTATATGGGTTTTAGTAGACTTTATGGATATTTGGTACCTAAATTTGATTCTGACGGCATATCTAGGATAATGGCTAGGAATAGTGGCGTATCTCAAGAGCAAATACAGGCAGGGTGGAACAAATCTACTGAGAATGGTACAAGAATAGACAAAGCTTTAGAGTTATACGCCCAAACGGCTACTGTTTTGCCGGAGGACGATGATTTAAAGGAGTTGGTAGTTAGTGTACTAGAGAAGTATAAAGGCTATAACAAGACTTATGAGCAAGGAATACCTTATGATTTAGAAAAAAGGTTGGCCGGGAGCTGGGATAAGTTAAGTTTAGTGTCTAATAGAAAGGATAGTAAGTTCCATTTGTCTGACTTTAAGTGTTTCGAGAAAGGATATGATAGTTTATTCAAGATAAGCGGTCAAGCATTCTTAAACGCACCATTTAGTCATCTTCCTAACAACAAGTATACTAAGATTTGCTTTCAGTTGAGTTATTATTCGCATTTATTCGAGGAATTGACTGGCAGGAAGTGTGAGAAGTTATTCATAGACTTAATAACACCTACTTGGAATACGGATGGGACGTTAAAGAGCTATAAGAACCAATCTGTACCTGCTATGTACATGAAGAATGATGTTATGATATTGCTAGATTTCTTTAAGGATAGAATAGTGAGTGATATGACTCCAAATGCACCTTATTCAGATTTAGATGTAGAGATGTTTTAATATTAACTAAAAATTACTTAAATTAGCAACGGTATACGAGATGTGTGCCGTTGCTTTTTTGCATAAACCAATTATATATGAGTTATTTATTTCACTTAGACAAAAAGAATAATGCTGTACTTCATCCGGAGGCAGTTAAGTTATGTCCAGAGCTAGGCTTATTGAATGAGAAGGAAACCCTTTTTATTGTACTAGCATTCGATTACAATTCAATTTACAAACAGTATCCTGAAAGACAAAGGCTATCTAAAGCTATTTGGCATGTATACGGAGACAATAATCCCAAGTTATTAGAAGAAGATAAGAGGGAGAAGCGTATCCGCGTGGCCATAGATGCTTATAAGTCTTTGCAATACAACAGGAACGAGGAGTTAATATCTATTTACCAAAGAAAGATAGAGCAAGCTCAAGAAGAGATATTGAATGAGGATAGTTCTACTAGATTAAAGAACTTGAGAGATATTATATCTGGATTCAGAAAGGATATTCGCGAGTTAGAAACAGAAGTAGTAGAAAAGAATATACTAGAAGCAGAGCTTAAAGGAGATAGAGAGTTAAGTCTATTAGAGAACTGGCAAACTAACATGAAGCATTATAATTCAATTAAAGGAAAGAAATAATGAGTTTAAACAATATACCAATATTAAAATCTCCTTATTTTAAAGGGAAAAACTTTTGTTCTAATCCGGTAGTTAAGTATGGCATACCCGGATATGCGGATAGCGTACAGAATCCAAAAGTTATAGGAACTCCTGACTATTTAAAGTATTGGGAAGAGCAATTATATTACATTCAGAATGGTATTCAGACCGGAGGTATATTTATTCCAGGGCGATACTATTACTTTATGAACTTTAGTACATTCTCTACAGTAGGTGGAGTTGTAACGCCGGACATGTGTGATTTACATTTAGAGTTAGCTTATTTAATAGATTACGCTAAAGCTAATGGCAAGAATATAATGGCGGCCAAGGGTAGACGTAAGGGTATATCCGAGTTTACTCAGAAGGCAGTAATTGATTACGGTTATAGATTTAATTTTGCTTACCAAGCAGGAGTTGCAGCAGGATTAAAGGATTACGCAGAGGATTTCATGAAGAAGTGGAGCTTAGCGGATTCATTAATGGTGCCGGAGTTTAGAATGGGTACGTTATTGAATAATGATGACGAGGTAATAGCAGGATATAAGATAAAAGAGAAAGGTCAATACATAGACAAAGGAACTAACAGTAAAATATTAGTTCGTACTATGCACACAAACCCGAATATGTTTAAAGGTCTTTACTTAAACGATGTAGTTGCGGAAGAGTGTGGAGAGTTCGAGAAATTAAAAGAGTTTTATTCAGCTACAAGAGCTTGTTTAACTAAAGGTACTAAGCAAGTAGGAACTATGTTCTTTTATGGTACAGGAGGTAATATTAATAAAGGTTCTAAGGATTTTAAAGAGATGTGGGAGAATGCGGAGCAGTATAACTTCATTAAATTCTTAATACCAGCTACTAGATTTTACTTTCCTCACTATGGAGGAGCAACAGAGAATGGTCAAGACGTAGGAGTTGTTCCTAAGCTATTGTCATTAGAAGATAAGAAGCCTTATCAGTTGATAGGAGTAGAAGATGAGGTTGCTGCGCGCGAGTCCATACTAGCAGATAGAGCTATTAAAAAGAAAGGCCCTTTAAAAGATTATTTAGAAGAGTTACAAAACTTTCCATTAGATGAGACTGAGATATTTAAAAAGATGTTCAGTAATAACTTTGATATTGAAAAGATAAACAACCAACAGGACGCTATAAACGCAGTAGATAGAAAGTACTCTAAGTACAGACTAGAATGGGTAACAAATGAAAAGGGAGAAAGAGCTGAACCATTAAGGGTTAAGGCTGTGCCGGCTAAGACTACAGATGATGAGAATGATTGTGTATTAATAATGGATGCTTATCATCCTGACCCTAAGTATCAAGCTTTGTATGTTGGAGGAATAGATGCTTATGATCAAGATAAAGGTGTTTCTAAATCTTTAGGAGCTATGTGTGTATTGATGAGAAGAAATACTATACACCCAGACTTTCAGCTTGGGCCGGTGGCAGTTATATGTACTCGTCCTAAAAGAAAAGAAATGTTTTTTGATATGTGCTGTAAACTATCTGTTTATTATAACCTAATTGGAAACACGTTAGGGGATAAGGCAAGTAGTTCCGGTATCATTAATTGGTATAAAGATAATGGGTGCCAAAAGTATTTAGCAGTTAGACCTACTAAGTTCGAAAGTACAAACTCGGAGCAGTCTCATGAGTATTGGGTATCCTTAAACACATACAGTAGACCATTAATGGTTGGTATGATGCAGACAGCTATTTACGATTATGTGCAAAATATTTGGTTTCCACAACTTATTGACCAACTAGGAAATTTTGATGAGGTTACAGTAGGAAGTGATAATGACTTAGCGGATGCTTATGGTATTGCTTTGATGCAAGATGTGAGTGTTGGTATATCTCCTAGGGATTTGAATTATAGTTCAAAAGATGACCCTTTTGTGTTAAATACATTCGAAGATGAGGAAGAAAAAGAAAAAAGAGTGAGTATGGAGCAAGATTGGAAAGGTTTTGGTAGATAATACAAAATTATTTACTATTTTTGATAAAAATATAATTTACTATGCAGTTTCCATCGCAAACGATTCCACAATTTAAGAAAGATAAAGCTTGGTGTCAACTACACTTAGACTATGGCCAAAGAATACTGAGAAACAGTAACTTAGCTAAGCAGGAAATGGATAACCATTACAAGCAATACAATGGAGTTAAGCGAGCTGGAAGTTATAAGTATTTAATTAACACTCACGGTAAAGAAAACCGTGCGCAATTTATATCATATAGATCTTGTACTACAAAACTTCAACTAATGGTCGGAGAGTTTTTAACTCGTCCATTAAATGCAACTGTTGTTACAAACAATAGAGAAGCTAAGTTTCAGAAAATGGAACAGTTTCAATTTACTACAGGAGCAATGGTAGCTAAAAAAGAAATTCAAGATTTAAAAGAAAAAGCAGGTGTAGACGTAATGGAAGGCGCTCCTATTCCGGAAGATGAGAATGACCCGTTATGGGAAACATTATCATTCAAGGATAAAGAAGAGATGGTCATGCAAGCTATACTTGATGAGCAGATTCCTGCATTAGATTTAAGACAAAAGTTTGCAAACAACTTATTAGACTGTGCTATAACTTCTGTTATGTTTGGTAAAATAGAACGTAACGAAAAAGGAGATACAGACTACATTAATATCGACCCTAGAGATGCTATATACGAGGAGATTAAAGGAGATACTTATTTAGAGAAGAGTCCTATTATGGGTTGCCGCCAATGGTTGCCATTACACGAGATATTAAGAAAGTATCAATTAACAGCTAAACAAATTGAAACAGTTGAGTCTATTGGTAAGAACCCAACTACATATTATTCAGATAGTATTAAGGATGGTCCAAGTGGAACAGGTTTAATTGCTGAGGTTATTCATGTAGAATGGATTTCATCTATTCCAGAGTATTACCAAAAGATTAAAAAGACAGCTAACCAATTAATGTTAGACCCTACAGAAGAATTCATATATATTCCTTTAGATACGGATAAGTATGAAATGAATAAGTTACATTGGGATAACAAGCCTGGTATTGAAATAGTAGCTAAGTATAGAGAAGATTTATGGGAAGCTACTCGTATCGGTGGATTAAAAGAATTAGATGTTAATTGCCAGCGCGTTCCTTTTCAAATGAGAAAAGTAGATAACCCTGCTCAAATATTAAGTAGTAATTACGTTGGTTATTTATTCAACACAGTAGATGGTAGACGTATATCTTTATTCCAACAAATGGAAAATTGGAGTAATATATTCGACATTACTATGTACCAAATATTAAAAGACATCAATAAGTTTAAAGGTAAAGTATTAGGGTTTAACACCGCTGGCTTACCTGCTAAATCTACAGTTAAAAGTATTCAGTATGATATGGTTAATGATGGATTTATGACTTATGATACTTCTGCAAGTGGTAACTTCCACGGTAGAGATGTTTCTTTAAACAGTATTTTACAAGTAGAAGACTTGGGATTAAGTAGTTCATTTGGAGCATTGATACAATTCAAGGATGATGTATTGCAAATGATGGATAGGATGACGGGTATCTCTGAAAACAGAGAAGGTCAAATCGCGGCATCTGCTACAGCTACTAATACTAACTCAGCTATTCAAGCATCAAGAACTATTACAGAACCATTCTTTTACGGAGTGTATTCTTTTATAGATAAGACGTTAATGAAGATTATAGAGTCAACTAAAGTAAGTTGGGCGTTCTATAAGATTGAAGAAGGTGAGCAGATATTAGGTATTGATAAATGGAAGTTTATGAAGGTAACTCAAGAGATTGGTTACAAAGATTATGGTGTTCATTTACAAGATACAGGCAAGTACATGGAGGTTAAGAGATTTATGCAAGGTATTATGCAGTCATCTTTAAACGCAAGAGAGATACGTCCGGAAGATGCTTTAGCATTCGCTTGGGCAGATACAGCAATAGAGCAAAAGCAAGTATTACAAGAAGGTTGGAATAAAGTAAAAGAAATGCAAAACCAACAATCTCAAATGCAACAACAAACTCAAATGCAAATGCAACAACAACAGCTTCAAATTCAACAACAGCAAATGCAACAACAGTTGGAGATAGCTAATGCTGATAGAGAAGACAGGCAGTTGAATGAGAAAGATAATATTGTTTTATCTGCTGACCAACAAATAAGAATCAATGCAGCTAAGGCAGGAGATGAGGTTACTAAAATGGATTATGAAAATAACATCAATAATATTAACAATCAAAATGAAACATTACAATAATAGTTATATATTTGTGTAATAAAAATTATAAACCATGACAGAAGCAAACACAGCGTCAGAAAATACGGTTCGAGAGGAATCGTCTGCGCCAGTTCGTACAAACTTCGAGTTGTTGTCCGATGATACATTTTTAAATGATAGCATTAACAATACAGAAGAAGTTAAAGTAGATACGAAAGTAGAAGATGCACAGGCAGAAGTAGCTAAAGATTTAGCACTAGAGCCAGAAGCTACAACAGAAGAAACTAAAGTAGAAGAAACTAAAACCGAAGAGACTTCAGAAGAAGCTTTAGATTTAGAGCCTTTAAGCTTAGAAGAAACTAACAGCAACGAGCCACAAGAAGGAAGTTGGGCTTACATAGCTAAACTAGATGGCTTAGAGTTGAAAGAAGATAGTCTAGACGCTTACAAAGAAGCTATTACAGCTCCTTATGAAGATAAGATTAGAGAAGTTGAATCAATGACTACAGATAAGTTACTTTCTAAATTAGAACCCGAAGTAAGAATGGTGTTTGATTTAGCAGAAGCAGGATTATCTTTAGAACAAATCATTGCTCCTTTTACTAAGATTAACGAGTTTAAATCTATGACTCCTGTTGAACTAGTAAGAAAGAATTTAGAATTGACTCATACAGATTGGAGTCCGGATATGATTGAAACAGAAATGGAAATCTTAACGGCGGTAGATGGAAGATTAGAACATGAGCATAAGAAGATTATCGTAGAATTAGATAAGATTCAAATAGAAGAACAAAATAGAAGAAGTGAATTAGTAAATAACTATAGAGCAAATGCTGAAAATATTGCAGCGCAGGAGAAAGTTAGACAAGTAGAATCTGTATCAAAAGCTTTGGATAATATGTCAGAGTTTATGGGTTCACCTTTAACTAAAGAAGTGAAGCAAGGATTGGCGGATAGAATGAATAGTGGAAAGTACGACCAACTATTAAACGACCCGGCAAAAAAAGCAGAATTTATTACATGGTTAGAGTTAGGACAAAAAGCTCAAAAAAATCTCGAAGCTAAAAGCTACGCGAAAGGGCGACTTGAAATAACTAATAAGATGCATAACATCCCTGTTCAAAAGACAGGCGCATCGGGAGTAAACACAACAACAAACACAGCAGGAAACTTTGAAAGATTAAAAGGAGACACTTATTTGAATGGGTAAAAAACAATTTAAAAACAACCCTTAAAAAAAATAAATTATGTCATTAAATCCAGGACAAACTCAAATCGTAAAAGGTTCATGGTCAGCAGACTGTACAACTGAATTCGATTTAGTAAGAAACATGCAAAAAATGCCCGAAATACGCAAAGTATTAGAGCGAGTTGACAGACGTCAATTAACAACATTATTAACTTCAGGTGCAGTAGGACCTTATGGAATTGATGTTAAAGCCGAAACTAAATTCGGAAAAGTAAAAGATAGCCAATTAATCGGTGATAGCGCATACCGCTTCAACGTAATGGGACGTATCCAAAAAGCAGCTACTATCTTATCTCAAGTAGGATCTAGTGGTTCTGATGGTTCTTTCCAATTAATTATCGCTGACGAAGGCGGACGTGGATGTTATATCTACAAAGGACAAATCGTATTGTTTGCTAACGCAGGTCGTTACCAAGCTGTAGTTATGTCTTCTCCAACTCGTGTTGCTGCTGGATGGTTAGTATCTTTCCAAAACCAACAAAAAGTTGCGTTCTCTTGGGCTACTGTAGTTGCTTCTCAAACAGGTGGAACTTATACTTGTTTCCCTTCTACAACTGCTTACTCTGAGAAGTCTTTAAAAGGATATGGTCGTGACCAATTCCCTGACACTTTCATTGTAGACATGACTACTCAACGTAAGACTGTATCTATCTCTGGTGGTGCTGCTACAGACATCTTATGGTATGAATACATGAGTTCTAACGGACCGGTAAAAGGATGGAAATTTGAAAAAGTTCGTCAAGCTGAAGCTCAATGGGCTGTAGAAAACGAATTCGCTAAAATCTTTGGTGTATCTTCTATGAAGAATTCTGACGGTTCTCGCGCTACAGTTTCTAACTTAATTGACCAAGAAACAGGATTACCTATTACAATTGGTGATGGTATCGAAGAGCAAATCGGTGGCGGTAACGAAATTTTCGGTTCTGGTACTAACGGTGAAGCTACTGAAGATGACTTCATTGATGCAATGAATATCTTAACTAAATCTAGTAATGATACTGTAGGTGTAAACTTAGTATTCATGACAGGATTAGATGGTTATTACAATGCACAACGTAAAATGGCTCGTTTCATCGCAACTCAAAACGCTACATTGCGTCAAGATGTTAAAGGTGGAGCTTCTATTGAAGTTGGTTACGAAATTATGAAAATGCACTTCGCAGGAAGTTCAGTTTGTTTCGTACAACATCCATTATTTGATGATGATTTACGTTTCCCTGCTAAAGGAGCTGATGGAAAATCTATCATGTCATCTACTTATATCGGTGGTGATTTAGGAGCTATTAACGATTCTAATATCGAAATCATCGCTAAAGGTGCTTATGGTGTTAATCGTTCTAACGTAACTGCTACTATCAACGGTTTAACAGGTATGGCTGGTGAAGCTGTTTCTGAAGAAGATGCTTGGAAAATGGCAATGTTACGCGAAGATATGATTGTTATCTATAATACTCGTAGATGGTGTATCATCCGTAAATCATTCTAATCTAAGAATAGATATACAAATAAAGAACCCTTGTAGAAATACAGGGGTTTTTTTATTACAAACTTGTCATATTTTTATCATATATTTTACTACATTTGCTTAAATAATTAAAACAAAATAAAATGAATGTATTTAATCTTGACTTGAGACAGTCTACGGCGAGAGGCCTACAAAAAGATGTAGATTACAAAGAAGTTTTGGACGGAAATGGTTTCGCTCATAAATTTGTAAATCTTGAAAATCCTAAGTATTGTGCTATTGAAGGCATAATCGAGGTAGAAGCTTTAAAGGTAACTAATAAGCATCTGAATCAAAAAATCATCCGTAAAACTAAAGACAGAAACACAGGACTGTATTGGGGATTACCTATTGGTATTAACCCGGATACTAAAGACTTGATGTGTAAATCTTTTATCTTAGAGGACAGAAACATTTTTGATTTATCTGTTCCAGACCAAGCTATTGCATGGGCTATTTTAAAGAACAGTACTTGTATGGAAGGTAGCCCTAATCTTTATGGCAAACCTTACTACAAAGTAATTGATAAAGAAAAGAAAGCGTCTGAAAGTATTTCTCGTAGGTCATTGCGTAAGAAAGCAGAAGATATTATCGAGAAGTTACAAGGTAACGCTTTAACTGAGATGGCTATCAACTTAGGTGTTAATGTATCTGCTAATAGAAATATTGCTATGTTAACGGATGAGGTTTATCGTAAGATGGAAGAAGATCCTAAATCATTTATCTCTTTATACGAGAATCCGGAGAGACAATACATCTCTATCTTAAACAGAGGTATTGCATTAGGCATATTAGAATTCAATATAGCGGAAGGTCTTTACAAGTATAGTGGAATTGAAATGGGTCATACTAAAGAGATGGCTATTCAGTATCTAGTAAACAATAACAATATGGCTACTACTATTGATGCTAAGTGTAACGCACTAGAGAATGATTCAAAAGAAGCTATGTTATCTAGAGTTCAAGAAGAAAATACTTATGATGAGGTAGCTGAATTGAGAAAGCGTTTAATGGAAGCAGAAGCTTTATTAAAGACTCAAAAGGTAGAGCCGGAAGTTACTTTTGAATCTCCTTTCAAGTTAAAAGAGAAAGAAGTTTCTGAAGAGGACGAAATGAAAATGTTAAGAGAAAAAGCGAAAGCTTTAAAGATACCTGGTGCGCACTTGCCATCAGTTAAAAAAGAGACCCTAATAGCTAAAATAGCTGAATCTGAGGGCAAGTAGTTTGTACTACGACAAAAAAGAAAGCCTTATGAGAAATTGTAAGGCTTTTTTAATTTATCTTTATATAAAATTTTAAACAATGAACGCAATAGAAACATACAACTTAGTTCAATTCTATGTAGATAGAACAAGAGGAGCTAGATATTACTTTTCAGAAATCAATAGCGCGGTAAACGATGCTATTAAAAACACAATAGATGATATTACCGACACAGCTAATCTTAATCAATTAAGTGGTATAGATAGGTTGCAAGTGTTTAGAGATGAGTTATATACGTTAATTAAAACTCAATCTTCTGTACCTACACTTATTGGACCTTATAATTCAGATGTATTAATAAACCATATAGCTTATCCAACTGATTACAGAACATTTGTATCTATGTCTTGTACAATAGATGGAGCAACTAGTTACGTTAGAGATTTAACTTACAATGGCAAGGGGCCGGTATTGGAAGATAGTTTCTTAAAGCCAACTAACTCTAAGGTTAAGTTCTTAGAAGATGCAACAGGCTTAAAACTATACAGAGGAACAACAGGAACTATTAGTAACGCTTCTTTAGATTACATTAAGCAGCCCGTTGCTTTCAATATGGGTAGCGAGCCTCAATTAATAAATCCGGGAATCGCAGTATTAACTCCGGGTACTAGCTACGTTGCAGTAGAAGATTCTGTAGTTGGTTCTACTTTTTATCCATCTGGAGCAATGTTTACAAACCCTTCAGCAAACTTAGTTAGCGGACAGGTTATACCTTCTGTTTCATTAGTTCCAATAGAGCTTCCTATAAAGACTCATGCAGATATTGCTAAAAGAGCAGCAGCTATATTATCCGGTGTTGTGAAGAATTTTGAATCAAGTGGATTTGCAGAAAAAGAATCTATGTAACAAAAGTCTAACGTATTGAAAAATAACTTAATTTTACTTATTATAAACAATTAAAAACCAAAAAAACCATGTCACAGAATGTAAACAGATCAGTATTGTTTAATTCGTCTGCAAGTACAGACGTACAATACAGTGGTGGTAACGTGTTAATCCCAGGATTGTCGCCTATCGCAACAAACAGTATCATTAACTTTTCGCAAATCAACTACCGTGCGGAAGTTACTCAAGTAATTACGGTAGGTGCTTCACTTTACACTCCAACAGCTAGTACTGTTTATTCAGTATTAATCGGAGATTCAAATCGTAGAAGCCAAGGTTACACAGAGCCGTTTAAGAAATATTCTTACACAACTCCTCCAGTAATCACAACTTTAGGCGCTACAGCTGCATTACAGCGTGAAGCTATCAATGCTGCCTTAATCGCTAAAATTAACGCTGCTTCAACTTCAAATTATGTAGTTGCTGCAAGTTTAACAGGTGGTGCAGGATTTACTATTACTGATGCTGCTGGATATTATCCATATCCTCATCAAGGTATGAACACTCGTCAAGGAGCTTCAAGAATCATTTTAGCTACTAACGCTGATGGTACAGGTTTCTCTGCAACTGACTTTGTTGTAACTACTGCTGCTGTTTATTCAGTAGGTGTTGGCTTAAACTTAATGAACAACGCTCCAATCATGGACTTCATGACAGGAAACGTTATCTCTGGAACTGTAGATGCTCCTAAGACATTAGCTGGTGCTTCTGCTATCGCAGGTCAAAAATACAACTGTTTTTCTATCACTTACACAGAAAATGCTCAAATTGCAGGTGTAACAGGAACTACAGGTTTATTAATTAAACAACGCTTAGTATGGGTTGATAACGGAGCTGGTGCTTCAGTTACTAACTTAGCAGGTTACTTAGCATTCGAAAAAGAAATGCACCGTTTAATCGGAGTAGTTTATTCTGAATCAAGTGCTATCGCTGAATACTTTGACAAAAACTTCTTAATTCAAGGTCCTTTAGGTGCAGTTCCTGTAACTACTACTTCTATTAAGAACAAGTTCATGACTCCATACAACACAATGTTAAATCACTACAACATTGGCGCTCAAACTATCGTTGCTCCAACTCAAGGTGTTAACGGTTTATTGTTAGAGCAAGATGCTGCTGCTACTGAAGGCGCTCACTATTGTGCTGAAGTTGTTTCAGGTTGCCCTAACCAATTCGTAGTAGGTAAAACTCCTATGACTTTAGTTAGTAAGTTCTCTGCAACTACTGTAGCTAACTTAGTTTATATGGCTGGTTTCCGTGTTAAAGAAGCATTTACTGTTGACTTTAATGACTACAATAACTTAGCTGCTATCGGAACAGGTGCTGCTGGAACTGCTGTTGCTTCTTATGGTATCTTAGCTAACGCTGCTACTGTAGTAACTACATCTTCAACTAACTTAGTAAATAGCGCAATTAATACTGCGGTTATTGAAATCGACATCAACGGTGTTGTAAGTATGTTTATGAATGACATTAAATACCCAGTTTACTCTGCCGGAACTACTCCATTAGTATTCCCTGCTGGAACTGTAATGATTCCATTCTTCCAATACACTAACTTAAATAGTGCTGCGGCTGTACCGGTTGCTTACGAATTAGAAGCAGTTGCTACTGATTTATTATATAACTACTAGTAGTTAAATTAATTACAATTAGAGAGGGATAAGCTAAAAACTTATCCCTTTTTTATTTACTTTTATATCATTAAAAATTAATTATGGAAAATCAATCAACAACAGAAATAGTAAGAGCTATTAGGTATTCTCCAAACTTGGTAGCCTTCGGTTATCAAAAACTAACAGTAACAGGTGGAACTGCTCAATCTTTAACAGTACCAACAGGTGCTATTTACGCAGAGATTAGAGTGGAATCAGCTACTACTAGTGGTATTATTATGAGATACTTAATGATTGCAGGAACTGCTCCAACCACAACAGATGGTATGGCGTTATCTCACTTAGACTTATTTGATATTACAAATGGGGATAATGTAGCTAACTTCAAAGTTATAGCAGTATCGGGTTCCCATCAACTTCATATACAGTATTATAAATAGTGCTTATAACTAAATTTGTTTCAGTTAGAGCTTTTACTCAAAGAAAGTATTACGAATCTTTGGGGTATATTATGAAAACTCATAAGGTTGGAGCTTTTGATAATTTAGTTCCAAGGGATTTGTTTATAGAGGTTAAAGTTGAGCATTTACTAAAAACATCATCATGTAAAATAATTTATAAGTGTGACGCGTGTTTTTTAGAATTTAAAACAAGTGTTAATAATTATTACAAGTCAAATAAAAGTAAAGGAGATTTTTGTAGAAAATGCTCTTCAAAAGTTTATAATTCTGGTGTTTTAAATGTAAATTATGGAAAAAAATTGCCTTATGGATTTAAAAGCGGAAGTGATAACTATACAATAACGCATAATAAGATAGGAGTTTTTAATAATAAATGGAATCCAAATTTATCTGAACAAGATAGAATACATAACATATCAAGAAGTTGTGGTAAAAATAAAGAATGGAGGAAGAATGTTTTAAAAAGAGATTTTTACACGTGTATTATTTGCAAAAACAATGATGAAAAAAAATTACAAGTACACCATTTAAATAGTTATTCTGATTATAAAGACGATAGATATAATACTGATAATGGAGTTACTTTATGTAAAAATTGTCACAGTAGTTATCATAAAAATTTTGGCTTAAAACACAGCTCTAAAAGTAAATTTAAAATTTATCTAAAAGAGATTTCGTGTGTTTTATTTGATTAATTTTATGCTTAATTTAATAAATAATAACCAAGTATGGGAATAGGATCTAAAATTAAGGACGCTAAAAGGATATTTAGCCAGGATGGCTCATTTGAAGCTGTTAATTCCCGTATATCTAATTTAGAAACACATGAGTATAAGATCACATATTATGAAGTTGTCTCAGGAACAAGCGGCACCCTCACAGTCCCTAGCCAAGGAACAATCAACGCGGATGAGTTTGGTCTATCGGGCAATGCGATATTGTCAAAAATTGATGTTAACGGTAAGCCAACATTTGAAAGCCCTGTTACATCTGGAGGTTCGCCGGTAACAGCGAGCTTAAATGTATTAACAGGAGCATGGGTTGCTTCTGCTGCTTACACGGATACTAACGTAGCTTTAATTTATTCTATAAAGATTAACGCTTTATATTATGATAATTTAGTTTACAACAATATTATTGAGACAGTTAAGGTTACTGCGGATATAGGAACAACTACATTACAATCTGTAACAGATGCAGGTAACACTACAACTAATACTATTGAAACGGCAGGTTATGTAAAAACAGGTGGTACTTCTTCTCAGTTTTTAAAAGCTGATGGTAGTGTAGATTCAAATACATATTTAACTACACAAGTTAATGCAGATTGGAATGCAGTAAGTGGAGCTGCACAAATTTTAAATAAACCAACAATTCCTACTCAAGTAGTTCCTGCAGGTGGAACGACAGGGCAAATACTTGCTAAGGTAGATGATACTGATTATAATTTAGAATGGATTGAAAACTACGCTAATTATACAAGTGTTTTAAAACATACTGTTAAAGCTGGTGAAGCTATTAGTAAAGGACAAGCAGTTTATGTAAGTTCAGCAGATGGCACTAACATGATTGTTAGTAAAGCATCTAATACAAGTGAAGCTACCTCATCTAAAACAATGGGCTTACTAGCTCAAACATTAGCAACTAATGGTAAAGGCTTTGTAATTACAGAAGGATTATTAGATAATGTAAATACACTTGGAGCAACAGCAGGAGATCCTGTTTGGTTAGGTACAAGTGGTAATTTAATATTTGGATTAATAGGTAAACCTTATGCTCCTGCTCACTTAGTATTTATTGGTATTGTTACACGAGTAAGTGCAACAGTAGGTGAAATATTTGTTAAGGTGCAGAATGGTTTTGAATTAAATGAAATTCACGACGTAGATTTAAAAACTACAACTCCAATCAATGGTCACATATTAGGATTTAATGGAACTTTATGGGTAAATAAAACAATAGCAGGTTGGTTAGGTTATACACCTTATGATGCAAGTAACCCATCTGGATTTATTACAAGCTCAGCATTAACTCCTTATCTTACTTCTGCAACAGCAGCAAGTACTTATTATCCATTAACTAATCCTTCTGCTTATATAAGTGGAATAACTAGTGGAATGGTTACAACTGCATTAGGATATACTCCTTACAATGCTACTAATCCTTCAGGATTCATTACAAGTTCTGCATTAACTCCATACTTAACAATTAATGATGCAGCACTTACTTACTTTCCAATTCCAACAGGAACTACTTCTCAATATTTAAGAGGAGATGGTACATTAGCTACTTTTCCAACTATACCTACAGTAACTCCTTCTGCTTTAACTAAGACAGATGATACTAATGTTACTTTAACTTTAGGTGGTTCTCCATCTACAGCTTTATTAGCAGCAACATCTATAACAGTAGGTTGGACAGGTACATTAGCAGATAGTAGAATTGCAAGTGCAGCTACTTGGAATGCTAAACAAGATGCATTATCTGGAACAGGTTTTGTTAAATCAACTGCTGGTGTTATATCTTATGATACTAATACTTATTTAACATCAATAACAAGTAGTAATGTTACAACGGCTTTAGGTTATACACCAGTTAATGATTCTTTACCAAAAATATACCATGTATTAAGATGGTTTACTCCATCGTCAACTGTTAGTAGTTCAGGCACAACTGTTACAAGCATTGGCACTCAATTTACATCAGGAATGGTTAATGCAAAATTAACTATTTTAGGTGAAGCTAGAATCATTACAGCATTTATTTCATCAACTCAAGTAACAGTTGCAAGTGCTTATTCTACTAATTATAGTGGAGTTGCTTCGGGAAGTTGGGGAGTTTATAATATTGCCTATGAAATAACAAATGCTGGCTTTCAATATTTTTATGGCTATAATAGTAATAATGTTGGAGGTTATGAAAGGGTAAGAATAGGTAGTGATTTATTTTGTTATGAAAACACAAGCTTAAGTAACTATTGGCAATTAACAGGAGTTATAAAAGGTTTGGGATTAAACAATGATGGCAAGGTAGCATGGTCATCCACAAACAATGTTACACAAACTAAAGATTTAGGATTGTGGAGAAATTCTGCTGGAGTTTTAGAAATAAATGATGGCTCAACTGTCGCAACGGGTTTATTAGCTAATAGACGTGATTTATTAGTAAGAAATGTTAGAGCATCTTCATTAACACTTGACTTAGCTCCATTTACAATAACAGGTTCTAATAATACAGGTCAAACAGCGTCAACTGCTGTTGCAGGAATAAATTATTTAGGAGGTACTAGACAATGGGCAACAGGAAATATTACTACACAGTCAGAGAATGTTTGGGGTGGTGTAACTTACTCTTTTGTTGGAGCAAGTACTATAACAAATGCCTACGGTAATGTGTTTAATGCTGCTACAGCAGGAACTAACGCTACTATCACAAACAATTGGGCTGCACAGTTCAATGGTAAAGTTCAAATAAATGGTAACTTAACTAACAACGGAGCTATTGATGCTCAATATTATTTAAACATAGTTAATCCTAATTTAGTAGCTACAGCTGCTGCAAGGATTCAAGTAACTAATGGTGCAGGTAATGCAAGTGTATTTTCAATAGGATCTAATGGTGATGCTGTAGACCCATCAATGTTATATTTAGGTGGTTCTAATAAAGGTATTTTATTTACATCAAATTCAGTAGGTGTTTTAAAAGTATTTGATGCAACAAGAAATATTACTATTCAGAATGGTGGAACATTTACAGATAACGGATATAGATTAGATGTTCAAGGCACTGCTAATGTACTTACAAGTTTAAACGTTGGAAACTACGCTACACCATCTGCTCAAAGAATATTTACGGTAGGTCAAGATACTGCATTTATGACTATGGGAAGTTGTACTGATTATACTCCTGCTTTAGGATTATTTTTTGGTCAAACAACTTTTACAACCTCAACTGCTGCTATTCATGCCGCAAATAATTACACCAATCTTCAAGCAACAGGAAGAGTTCAAATAAGAGCTTATGGAGCAACAGCATTAAGTGCAAATGATGCTAACCTTGCTTTTTCAACTAATTCTTTATATTACGGAGCATTTACTTCGTTTACTTTTACTAAACCAAATAACACAGGACAAACTGCGTCTACTTCAATAGCAGGTTTAAACTATGTAGGTGGCTCACGTCAATGGGCAACAGGTAACATAGGAACTCAATCTGAAAATGTTTGGGGTGCAACTACTTATTCATTTGTAGGTGCTTCAACTATTACTAACGCTTATGGTAATGTATTTAACGCACCTATTGCTGGGACTAATGCGACTATTACTAATAATTGGGCTGCTCAATTTAATGGGCAAATACAAGTAACTGGTAATATAATTAACGTTGGTGGTCAGCCAAACATAGGAACTGCTGCTGCTCCTTATGGTACTTTTTTTATATCAAATATTAGGGCTGGAGCTGATATGACTTTTGGAGCTGGTTATGGAACAAGTGGAGATAGAGGATTAATAGTCTACGGAGCAACAAGAAATGTATTAATACAAAACGGTGGTACATTTGCAGATAATGGTTTTAGATTAGATGTTAATGGTACAGGTAGATTTCAAAATACTTTAAGGGTTACAAATAATTTAATTGCAGGATTTAATACAACACCAAGAACAGGAACAATTAGTGACGGTGTTACTTCTGTTTTAGGTAACTTACAAAACTTTACAACTAACTATCACTCAGGAGAAGTTTTATATTCTGAAGTATCTGGTGAAGCATTAAACTTTGGTCAATTATGTTACAGAAATGCAGCAGGTAAATGGCAAAAAGCTACAGGTAGTTCAGCAGCTATTGCAGCTTATAACATGTTAGGTATTTGCTTACATACGGTTGGAGCAACAGATACTGCTACTTCAATTTTAATAAGAGGTTACGTTGAATCTACTTATTTATCAGCAGGAGCAGTTGGTAATCCATTATTTATGGATGCTACAACAGCAGGTTCTATAACTGATACAGCACCATCTACAGCAGGTAACATTGTTAGAATAATTGGTAATGTATTTTGGAGTAGTGCTACACAAACTAACTCTAAATGGATTGTATATTTTAACCCAGATAATACTTGGATAGAATTATAAATTATGAAGATAAACGGTATTGCTACTACATCTATAATTAAAGTTAATGGACTTGTTTTTTCAACTATGAAAAAGATGGCAGGTGTTACATTACCTACATCTTCTCCATTACCTTCAAGTTTATCAATTTTAAATGCTGATGCTTCAACTTGGAGTGCAGGTACACCAACATCATGGACAGACTTTAATGGTCATACAGGAACATTAATGAATGGAACTACTTATGATTCATCTTATGGTGGTAATATGATGTTTGATGGAACAGATGATTATGTAGTATTTCCTGATGAACCTGCTTTAGATAGTCAAACTATTACTATGGAAAGTTGGGTTTACTTAAATAGTACATTAAATCAAAATGGATTTGTATTTGAGAAAGGTCAAGTAAATACTCAGTTTAGTAACTTCTTTTATTCAGATGGCAACTTCTATTTTAGAACAATGGGATTAAGTAATCAAGATTTAAGTATTGCTTCATCTAGTTATATGACAGCTAATGCTTGGTATCACATTACATGTACTTATGGAGCAGGAACTAAAACTGTTTATGTTAATGGAGTTCAAGCAGGTCAAGTAACAGGAGTTACAGGAACAATACCAAGTAATCCTACAGGATTATTCTTAGGGTGTTATTATAATGGTGGACCAATAGATTTTTTACTTAATGGTAGAATTGCTATATCAAGAGCTTATGACATTGCTCTTACTTCTACTCAAGTAGTAGAAAACTTTAACGCAGAAAAAACAAGATTTGGATACTAATATGGAAACAACTTATATGATATTTAACGTTAGTGAATTACCTAACATAAACTTTACAGAAGTATTAGAAACTTCAGTAGATACAGTAAGAAAGTCTGTAGATGAAACTAAGACATTTGTCAAATGGGAAGGAGTTACTCCTCCAAGTATTGAATCTTTAATTACAAAAGAAGGTCCTTATACTAATGATCAAATGATAGAAATATTGAAAACAAAAGAATGGAGTATTCCATTTCCCTTTTTTAATTAATAAAAAATTATTATATTTGCAACATGAAAACACTAATTTATTTTAATGCACCAGACAAGCCAGAAAGTATGGGTATTTGCCAACTTACTGATGATCTTACTTTATTCTTAGAAGAAAGAAGTGAGATATTAATTAACGCATCTGTAGATGGAGACATCCTTAGTTTTACTAAGCAAGATGAAACACCAGGGTATGCTGTATTAGCAACTACTCCTGCCGATTTTCAAAACTAAAAAATAAATATAAAACATGGAAAACGTAGAAAAAGAATTGACAGAAGTAGAAAAAGCTCAACAAATTATTGAAGCTGAATTTAAAAAAACAACTGAATTAGCTAGTGAAAAAATTGCAGAAGTTCTAAAAGAATTTAATTTGACATTAGTGCCAGTTGGTAAGTTTGAAGGTAATAAGTTAGAAACGCAAATTATTTTTGCTAAAGCAAGTTAAGCTCATGGGAACTCTGAATCAAGATAATACTAATATAAAATTTTGGGACACTGTTAAGTTAGTAGCTCTTGCTTTTACAATAGCAGGAGGAATTTGGAGATTTGAAACACAGATGGCAAACTTACAGAATAGTCAAGAAGCTTTAAGGAAAGAAATAATGTACACTTATAGTGTTGAAATTATAAAGTTAAATGGTAGAATAGACTTGTTAGAAAGTAAAATGAATGTATCAAATATTGCAAGATTAGTAGATACAACAGGATCTAATAAGTTGACTATCAATGAACTACAGCATACTAATAAGGCACCTAAAAGGGAGAAAAGATTACCTCAAGTTTGTATGATATTATCTAGAGAACCAGAGGTTAAAAAAAGAAATTATTTTGATATTGAAAATATATGAAAGCCTTATTAAAATTAACGAGGGATAGCTATACAAATAAATCTACAATAGGTAAACTATATGTAAATGATTTGTTTATATGTGATACATTAGAAGATGTATGTAGAGATTTAAATAAAGATGGTGATTTATCTGATTCCGGTGAATCTAAGATATATGGTGAAACAGCAATACCTTCAGGTATTTATAAAATGATTATAAATATGTCACCAAGATTTAAAAAATTATTACCAAGATTAATAGGAGTTGAAGGATATACGGGAGTGTTAATCCATACAGGAAATATTCCTGCAGACACACATGGTTGTATTTTAGTTGGTACAAGAGGATTAGATTGTCTTAAAGGTGGTACAAGCACTAAAGCAATGACTGCTTTAATGAATGAACTTAAAAAATATGATGAATATGAAATTCAAATAATAGATAAAAAATTATAATGGCAAAGAAAGAATCAACTACTAGTATTTTAATTAAAAAATCCAAGAACCATGGCAAAGCTAAGAAGCATCCTAACAAGAAAGAATGCAAAAAGAATTATAGAGCACAAGGAAGGTAAGATGAAAAAAATATTTAAAAATTACTATAAACCAACTCCTGCTAAGTTCAGGAAGTTAGGTGACGTATTGTTAGTTGTAGGTACATCTATAACTATGGGTACATTAATGGAATTTGATAAACTTGAAAAAGTATTTACTTCTATGGAAATTAAAGTTGCGATGATCATAGCTTTATCTTTTGGAGTAATAGGTAAATTTTTAACAAACTTTTTTGCAGAAACTAAATCAAATGCTTAAAAATTTTAAAGATAATTTATTTTTAGTATTTGTGATAGTAGGTATTGCTATGGCTTTTCTATTAGGTAAATCTTGCAATGAAAATAAAGAAGCTAATATTTTAAAACCTGTAGTGATAACTACTACACAATATAGAGATACCATATTTCCTAAAGATACTGTTTATGAAAATAAGTGGTATCCAAGTAAACCTAAACATGATACAGTTTGGATTCCTTTAGATTCAGTAGATTGTAATAAGGTAGTAATGTATGAAGATACTTTTAAAAAACCTGAATATGAAATATATGCTAGAACTAATGTTCAAGGTATATTGAGAGATTTAACTTTAGGAGTTAAACTTAAAGTACCTTTAGTAATAAAGGATAGTGTTATTGTAAAGAAAGATAGTATTTTTTTTTATCCTAGCAAGTATGCATTTTATGTAGGTGTAGTTGCTAGTCCAAAGACATTAGCTCCTACTATTATGTTTTCAAAGAATAGAAGTATTTATACAATAGGATATGACCCATTTAACAAACAACCTGTAATCGGATATTCATATAGATTATGGGGCTCTAAAAAATAATAAAATATGTTTACTTTAAGACACGCAGTTGCTGACGTCAGAAATATTGCTGACTCAGGTAAAAACAACTACTCATTTAGAATTAGTGATGAACAGATAGCTTTCTGGTTTCATGAAATTAGATCCATGCTTATATCTCAAGCAGTAACTAAACGTCAGGATATTTCTGATGCTTGGGTGCAAGATATATCATGTTTGGAATTAGAATTAGTAGATGCATCAGATTGTTGTTTTATAACAACTGATTGTTACATACTTAAAACTAAAGTTCA